AAATTCTTTAAGCCGTTCAAATTCGCCAGTCGCTGCATCTGCTACCGCTTCTATCATTTGGTTTAAAGATTTGCCCATAGCAGAAGAAGTATTACCAAAACTACGTAGTTTAGCTTCAGTAGGATCAATACCCAGTGCTTTTAATTTTATAAATGCGTCTGTAATTTCTTCAACTTGAAAAGGTGTAGTAGTGGCAAAGTCTGTAATACCTTGCATAGCTAAACTTGCTTTTTCTGTGCTACCTGTAACAGTAACTAAACTTGCTTCTAACTTTTCAAAGGATGCAGCAGTACCTATAATACTTTTAGCTATTGCACCTATACCTACAGCAGCTATAGCACCTTTTAAACGGCCAAAAGACTTACCTAGTGTCTTATTTTGCTTTACTGATTTTTTAGATTGATCTTCTAACTTGTCTAAGCGTCTGGTAGCTTTAACAATATCATCTGATAAAACCTTTATACCTAGTTCTGCAATGTCAGCCACTGTTCCAAACCTCGTCAATTTGCATCATTGTTGATACTTCCCATGATGATAAGTCTAAACCAGTTACACGACTATAGGCATCTATCTCCGTGTAACTTAACCTATCACACCCTTTACGAATATCTTTAAACATCACCCATAGATACTGTAAAGGTTCATCTAATACAGGTTTATCTTTTAATGCTTCTACTTCTATATCAGAAGTTTTTTCTACATGTTCCCATTGTTTTATGCGACTAACTTTAGACCCTTTATCATATCCATAGGCATATGCAGACCACCTAGTAAATACTAAAAGCTGTTCAGTTAGTCCTTCATAAAATTTATACGTTCACCGATAAAATCATTAGCCTGTTCATAAATATAAGGAGCACTTAAAAAAAGATTCTCACCTCTTAAAAGTGTAAACTCTACTTCTTTATCATTATCAGTTAAACCACGCCAAGATAATATACATTCTGCTATTGCTTCAGCTTTTAGTACATCTAAATCAGCTTCAGGATTAGCTAAAATTGCTTTACGCATTTTAACCATAGCTGCCTTGAATCGTTTAGAATCAATACCTGCTAACGTGATATAAAAATCTGTATCATTGCCTAAAGGATCTTTTACACATAATTCAGACCCTTCTTCATGTAACTTTGTAGTACAAAGTTTATCTAATTCCATAACTAACCTTACCTTTAAATTAATTTATTAAATTGGTGTACGTTCTACAGTGATGTTACTACCTTCAGTAACATCATATAACGCTTGAAATGGTAAAGATAACGTGACTTCACCATCCCCAGCTACGTCAGGCTGACCACCTGTATACTTAATGTTAGGGATTTTAAACTTATAAGCATTTCCGTCTAAATCTATTAAAGTAAAATCAAGGCTAGAAGATTCTTCATTGATGAACTTTAATAGTAAAAGTTTACTTTGAAAATAAACATTTAAAGAGCCTGTTACACGACTCTTACCTATACTTGGTTCTTCTGTAACATCAGAACCAACTACAAATAAAGGGTTTAGACCGTTTTCTAATGACAATTCTAAACCTGTTACTATTCCAATAGGTACACCGTTTTCATTAATTGTACCGCTAAAAGAATCAAAAGGCTCTGTTACTGTAGCATTAGGGTATGTAGCACCGGCTATAATGGCTGTATCTATAATGGCGTCCTGTGCAAGCATAGAAAACGAACCTGAGATAATAGCATCAGGCTGAACAGATAAACTAAAACCATCTACTTCACCGCCTGTATAACGATGATATTCTGGTATCGCTAAATTTTTAAAGATACGCTCTACTGTAAAACTTTTACGTAGTACACCAGCTTTTAACTGATCTGTTCCTACTATAGGAGTACCAGTTGCCCAATCATCACATAAAGCAGCAGCAAGTAAGGTATCAAAAGAACCATAACTAAGTTCTATACCAATATCGCCCGCTACATTTATATTACCGTGTCGATAATTTTTAATCTGTCTATCGCTACTTACTTCAGCAGATTCTATACCCGTTTTTGAAACACCCATAGATACAGAAGTATGCCGTATATCTTCAAATACAGGTGTAGCAGGTGTAATACCGTAACCTGCTACTTCAGGTACTATCGCTAAACTGTGACGTGATCCTGTTGCTGTTAAACCCATTTTTATATCCTCGCTTCAGTAAATGAAATATAAGTAATTACTACAGGCACTATGTACCAGCCGTTATCATCATTAGACGATCTTTCACGTCCTACACTTTTAACTCTTACAGTACGCCCGTTATAAGTAATGTACGTACCACGTTTAAATAAGTTTGCTATCTTATCAGCCATTTCTATAGCCGCTTTAATACCTTTACCAGAAGGTGTAAAAACATCTATCTGATAAATACCACTATTACTGTCTGTTCCATTATCGCCTAATGTAGCTTGTACCGTTTCCGCTGGTAATATTGTTGGCCTTAAATATAATGTATCTTTTACAGGCTTATAGTTTTTATTTTCCCATGCTACAGGAGGTAAAGGTACTAAAGTTTTTAAATGAGCATCTAAGCAATATAATATATCTCTAAAAACACTCATGATTTATTTTCTCTTACCTTCATAGCTATTATATGATTCCATTCTGTAACTGTTACTTTAACCATACCGTAAGGTGCTTGTTTACTGCTACCATTTTCTACTGCTGCTGCATATTCTAAGTTATTCATAATATATATCTCAGCACCTAACCTATATCTACCTAAACCACTACCTGCGTTTTTAATAGTAACACCACCTGATTTATCTAACTTATCTAACTTATCAAGTGGCCTAAATCCGATCCCTATCTGCCAGTTTGCTCTTAACCTTCCCCCTGCGTACCCTTCAGGTGCAAGTTCTGGATATAACCAATTATCTTTATTACCTACAGGTGTACGTTTTACAACTGCGCTAAATATTGTTAATGCTGAACCTCTTACAATCTTTTCAGCTACCTTTTTAGTTTTTTTATTAAAAGCAGCTATCTGTAATTCAAACTTACTCATGCTCTTAGTTGTAATTCATACCCTATAACATCTTCAGCAGGTGCTACTTCTATTACGTTCATTACTCTAAAATCACCTGTACCGTTTACTGTTGCTTTATCGCCTATTAATGGTTTAGTATCTGTAAGCTCTAATGTGAGTTTAACATCACCGCTTTTAATTACAGTACCGTCTATTTCACTTAAACTATATTTACCTTTTACACCATGCCCTGTATATATTAGATCTGCCTCGCTAGGTTCACCTACTAAAGGGTCGTATTCCGCCGTTTCAGTGTATTGTGTAAAAGTTACTTCTACACCAAATTTTTTAAGCATCTTAGACTGTAATTTACTTATTGCTTTATACATCTAATTAAACTCGACTTACTATTACACTGGCTGAACCACTTAACCAAGGCGTAATTGCTTTTATAAGGTAATTAGGTATCCAGCTTTGGCGATCAAATTTATCAATCGTTAAATCAATACCTTCTATCTTTATTTTACTAAATCCTTCTGTGCCGGTATCACCTAATCGATCTTCAGTAGCTAAGTAAAAAGCTAACTCAGCACATGCGACTAATAACCATTCTGGGTACTGGTCACTTGGTAACTCTCTATTATCTAAATCATATACTTCTTTTCTTGGCCACGGTAGCTTCTGAGTTTGCGAAGCTAGTACACCTTTCCATTTATAATGAGATAATATACGTGTAGACCAAACTAACGCCGCGTTCTTTTCGTCGTCGTCTATTATCTTATCCCATGAACTATGAAAAGGATGCTGGTGTACTAAGGCTTCAGCATCAACCAGTGATAAAAACGAATTAGTAGCTAATCCGCCTATTGTATCGTCAATAATTATTACTGGTTGTGCCATAGCTTATACCTATTTTTAAATTTAATTACTTTTCAGATTCTTCTAACAATGCTTTTAAATCATCATTATTTTTAGCTTCTAAAAAATCAATACCTTTAATAGCAAGTTCAAATTCATACCACGCTTTGGTATTTTTATTATGCGGATTAACTTCTGGTACTTCCAGTAAAGATAATAGCTGATTTTTGTACTCGCCATTATCATCACCTTCAAACTCATAAACAGTAATAATATCTTTAAGTAAACCAGATAGTGCTTCTTTACTTTCTTCATTTTCTAACAAAGATGTAATAATGCCTTCGTTAGTAGTACCTTCACCTTCGTTTATGATTAGTACTAATGAGTCTTTAACAACTACATCTAAATCAGATACATTAATAGCTTCAACAATTAAATCAAGTAAAGTAACTGTAGCTACTGTAGTAGTTTCTTCTTCAGGCTTTTCTTCTTCAATAATTTTTAACAATGCTTCGCGTTCATCTTCTGCTTCTTCACCTGCTATAACAATAGCTTCTAACTCAGTAGCTTTAGATTCCATATCATCAAGTTCTTTAGAAGCAACATTACCTGCACTAATTAACTTATTCAGTGCATCTAATTTACCTTCATTAGATTCTGCATATAGTTTTGCTTTTTCTTCACGTTCTTTACGCGCTCTATTATGACCTGCTAAACCCATTTTAATATCCTCAGTGGAGTATTTAAGATATAAAAAAGGGCAGGTATAAAGTACCTACCCTTTTTAGTTTTTAATATTACAAACTGATTAGTTAGTAATAATTGCCGCTACTCGAATGTTATTACGTTCGTAAACACGATCCCAGTTTACAGCTAAAGCACATTCAGCATTAGTAGGTGTAGTACCTGTTACTGTTGTACTGGTAAACTTAACACCACGCGGATGCATAAGAAAATGTGAACGGGTAATTAGAATATCACCACCAGCTAAAGAGTCGCGATCCGTTTCACTTGGTACAGGTGCAGCACCTTGACCTAAACCAATAGCACCCTCACCAAACAAGTAAGTAGTGTATACGAAGCCGCTGGTAGTACCTGCACGTTTAGGACAAGTACGATCAACAATGACCCGTAAACCACGATATGTTTCTACTTCTAAATCGCCTTGACTTTCTTTCTGAAAAGAAATGTTATCAAGTTTTTTCATGGCGTAATACATATCAGGATGAAAAGCGATCCCGACTAATTGCCCCATTGAATCGCCAAAAGTAGCTTGGCCATCAATAAAGCGATCACCACTAAAGCGAGTGTCGGCAGTTTGTGAACCGATAATTTCTACAGCAACACTATGTACCATATCACCGCCATCATTAGCCACGTTATCAGCAAAGACACCTGCTAAAGAACTGATAGCTAAGTCTCGATACTTACGCGCCCAGAAGTCAGCCACCATATTGGCTATATGCTTCATAGGATCATCACCTGCTAACGCTTTAGCTAAGTCATTAACACCCCATGCTTTACCACGCATGTGCAACGCTGCAATGTCTTGACCTGCTGCAATAGCATTAACTGTTAATGCTCCTGAATCGCTTAGTACTTCGTCGTCACCTGTTAAGTCAGACCAAAAAGGCATGTCTATTAACTTACCACCTTTAAGTGCTAAAGCGTCAAGTTCTGGATTATTGGAAATGATACCGCCCATATAGAAACGTGCTAAATCTGAAGTGCGTTCTACCACGTAAGGGTTAAACACATCAGGCACGATTACATTAGCAATCTTTGTTTCAGCCATTTTTTAGTACTCCATTGTTACAGTTTATAAATTAATTAAAAGTTTTTACTATGCAACACCAGCAGCTTTTTTAAATTGCTCTGCTAGTATCGGATCACTTTGTAAAATTCTACCCTGTTCTGTCAAATTCAGAGTTTCTTTTTTCCAAGGATTTTTGTCAGCAGCACCACCGCTATTATTACTACCGCCAGCACTGCCACCGGATGCACCAGAACCTTTAACTAATGAACCATACAATGGATTATTAGCAAATTCTTTTTTCAAATCGTCAAGCTCAGATATAGTAACTTGACCTGTTGTATCTAATACTTTTACTTTACCTTCTTCAAACTTTAACCGCTTTGTTACAAACTCAGCAAGTAGTTTGATATTCTCACCTTCCGCCAATTCAGAAGCAATTTTTAAAGCAGCACTACTGCTTTTTTCACTTGCTAAATTGTTGTTAATCGTTCTTAAATTTTCTTCAGCTAAATCTAACTTCTGTTTTGTTGTTTCAAAAAGGTCTTTAAAATTCCCGTTAGCCCTGTCTAATTCTTCTTTTTCTTTTAAGGCAGCAGCAGCAGCTTCTTCTTTTTCTAGTTCTGCTGCTCGCTTCGCTTCTTTAGCAATTTTAGCTTCACTTAGTAATTTATCTTGGTTACCTTTAAGTGCTTCTAATTGTTTTGCTAAATCCTGATTACCTTCTAACAGTTTATTAAAGTTTTCTTCGTTAAAATCCATTGTTATTCCTCGGTCAGTGACCTTGTTAATTATCTTATAGCACAGTTTTTTAAAAAGTTACAAAATTTTACATCATTTTTTTAGAAAATCACTAATATCTTCTGATTTATCTATAAAAATGTACTCTCCATACTGATTTTTTAATACTTCAGTATGTTCTACTTGCCCTGTAAATATCTCCACAGGTATTTTATCAAACGCTAAACAATGATCACCTGATACGTGAAATATACACCCTAAACAATAATTACTTACTGGCATTTTTAATTACCTATCTGATTAATAAGATCTAGCATACGTTCAGGCACATTATCTAGCCCTTCTATTCTTGCTGTTGTATACCATTCAGCAAAGTATTCATGTGTATTAGTACGCCCATATTCTGAAGATGCTGTTAATTTACTATACCCAGTATAATCATTACCTAGTAGGTCATGCCTATGATGCCCTATTTCATGTGTAACAGTAGCGCGTATAGCGTCTGTCTCATTTTTGACTTTAGTAGATAATGACCAGTATCTAGCTTTTTCACCGCTATCTATTCGCCGTTCTAACTCTCTTATACTTTGACTAGTTCTATTTATAATACCTTTAACCTTACCTTGTACATATTGCGGATTGTTTAGATATTTTTCCTTATATTCTTCTATATTTTCTCTTAACTCTCTAATCTGTTCATTATACGACTTTAAATCTTGACTATGACCCTTACCTATATGTGCTGTATTTAATGTAATACTTTTATTACTTGGTGAGTACATAGCACCCCAATTTGCATTACTTCGCTTCATGGCTTTAAGTCTTTTTAATTTTAAAGGCGATATAAAGTTTTCATCTTCAAAGGCTCTTAATACTGCATTAGCTTGTTCTATCTTCATACCTTTTAAAGATACTTCGCCTATACCTAACCCATGTAATCTAGTTTCTACATCTTTTACTGTATTAGCACTAATAAACTTACGACTAACTTCACTACTTTCTTTTACAAGTATTGAAGTATTAGTTACTTTCTTTACGCCTTTTTTCTTTTTAACTTTTGATATAACAGGCACTCTATTAAACCCTGCAAGTTCAAACGCTTCAGGCTCTAACGATTCTAATTTTTTTAAATCGTATACAATGCCTTTATTATTAGTGAACTTATCTATAGGCAACTTACCACGCCTAAACAATGCTGCTCTTTTTTTACCGAGTGCGCTATCTTGAAACTTAGCAGACTGTTTACGCAACCACCCACTATACGTACTTTTAGATCCTACTGTACCTGCTCCATAATCACCTGAAGCGGCGCGTTCACCACTTAATTCTGCTAATGTAAATTCAGGATACACAATAGGTACACGTAAAGAACGGCAGTTAAAGTGCATTGAAGGCATAGCACCTTCACCTACTTCAAATCGTTTACCATCTAAACCTGAACACGTTAAAGTAGTTTTATTATCTAATGTTGCTACATATTCTTCTTTATCTATTATATCTTCATTTTCTTTATAGACTTCATTCCTTGCCATAGTACCGGCATGGTTAGCCGCTGTTCTTACTAAGGCTTCAGCTTGTGCATGTGTTCTGTGCTTAACAATACGATTTAATTCTGTAGCTATATCAGTAGTATTCGCACCTTCGGCTATTCCCATCTGTAAAGAATGTAGTAATGATTTAGAAGTAGTTTTAGAAAACTGTTTAACAGCACTTCTTACAGTGAGTTTAGAAACCTTGTTACCTGTTATAAGGCTCATAGGCGTATTGTTAATAGCAGCTTTTATCTGTCTTATACTTGTACCTGATACATCTACATTAACCATTGTCTGTAACATACGTTCTGTAAAACCGGCTTCATAAATACCTAAGTCTGCTAGACTATTATCTAAACCCTTGCCCAACTTATCCATAGATAAATTAACAATGTTGTTTAAATCTCTTTGTAGGGTATGCAATCTGGCTACACTAATACTGTCTGATTTTATTCGCCTAATACGTAACGCTACATTTTTACGCATTTCTTCTACGAAAGGTAATAGCTTTTCTACTTCACCATTAGAGTATCTTTGTAAAAAGATCTGGTGACGTGTTAAAACGTCTGTAGCATAATCGTATGCACTCATTTATATATTATCTTCTTTTTCTTCTACCTTACCACCTACTAAAGAAGTTAAAGCTAATAATATTTCAATAAGTACAGAACTTTCTTCACTATCATCTTCTAGCTTTAAACCGCTGCCTTTATTTTCATTAGCTTCATCTAAATCTTCATTAGAAACTTCATTACTAATTAACCCAGCCTTACGTAAATTATCACGTATTACTTCTTGCGTAATATCACCGCGATCAGCTAATTGTATAAAGGCCATTATCTGCTGTGCTGTTAAAGACTTATCATAAAATTCTGTATTAATCTTTAATGTGTATTCTTCAGCACCACCCATAAACATAGTGCACCACTTAAAACATTTTAAATAAGCACTTTGTATATTTTTAACAATAACAGCTAAGTCAGAGTTTTGACCTGCGAAACGTATCTTTGCCGCTTCAGCCGTTTCTACACCTGTATTATCTTGTATTAATCGCGCACCTATACGCATCATTTGCGTTTCTTTTTCTTTCATTCCTTCAAGTGGCATACTGTTAGGCTCAGCCTGTAATAGATTCGCTAATCCCCCTTCAGGTAAAAGTAAAGCAGTACGTGAACCTAAAAATACTTTACCTTTTAATACTTCATTTACCCATGACTGAGTAAGGCCAGCTATAACAGGTGTAGGTTGTCCAACTAAAAAACTACTTTCTTCATAGTCTGCACTATTACGGTAATGTGCTAAATTAATTTCAGCTAAATCATATAGCGGTATATTATCTACATTTTCATCATTGTTTTCAGAACCAATAAAGGTAAAGGGTATTTCTTTAAATGTACTACCTTTATTATCTTTAGGTTCTTTAGGATCTCCGTCTGGTGTACCATCTGATTTATATAGTTGTTGCTGATAAGTGCCGGTAGTTTCATCAAGTCTTAACACTCTATACCTATCTACAGTATCAACACTAAACCCATCTGAACTAACTTCTTCTACTTCTTCTTTTAATACAACTAAAGAAAGTTTAACTACACTACCGATACGTGAAGTACGCCAATTAAGAATTGAACCAGCTTCGTATTTTAAAATATTTGCTCTGTTATTTAATAATGCTTCTTCAGCTTTTGTTAAGCCTGTTTTAGTTTCTGGGTAGTCAACTAATAAACCGTGTCGTGCCGTTTCTAATATCTTACCTGTAGCACTTCGTATAGATTGATCAAGTGTTAGGCCATTACCATTAGAATCACTTTCTAAATACTCTAATTCACTTGGTAATTCTATTTCAGTATCCTTTCTAAATACCATACCCAGCATACCTTTTTTAGTATACCCGACGAAGTTTACAAAGTTAGCGCGTAGCTTGTAGGCTTCATACGCTTCTTCATTCTTTTTAGAATCATCAGAAGTATTAGGCATTGGTAAGTAAACTTTACCTTTCTTCTTTATCGTTTCTGAACCTTTAATGCAATCGTTTACTAAATTCCATGATTTTAATTTAGCTGCGTATTGTTTGTGTACGGCATCTACTGACATAATTTTTATCTCGCAAATTGTATATTAATGTTAGCTACAGGTTTTACTATTGGTAATTCAAACGCTATAGGATAAGTACCCGCATCTGGTAAATGATCAAGGTTAGAAGTTTTATCCGGTACGCCGTTTTTATCATAAGATAGTTGCTCCATGCACTTTGCATATTCTGGGCATTTAGTATCATTTATTAGTAATAAGTTCTTATCGAAAGCACTATTAGTTGCCAGTACTCTATCTTTAACTAAAGGGTTACTAGGGTTAGCGTATATTATAAATTTAGCATCTTCAAGTAATGCAATGTCAGAAGTAGAAGCGTTTACAGATTTACGATTCTTACCTGTAGCATCTGGATATACTTTTATGTTGTGTTGTAGCTCCCTTTCGCCCTTAGTATTAATAATACTGTAGCGTTCTTTTATTGCTTCTATCATAGCGGGAGTATCATAAATACTTTTAAATTCGTCTACTGCATGCCATTGATAACCTCGCATTACATATACTACAGCACTCATATTAGTTACGTTAAAATCCATGCCTATACGCAATGGTTCTTTTGCTTTTATTGTTTCAGTGCTTCTATTTTTAATTCTATTATAGCTGCTAAATACTGTACCTGATTTAAGATTAACAAATAAACCATTAACATAAGCATTTACTAAAGATTCTGGGTAAGTTTCTAATAACGATTCTATATAATCATCAGGTAAATATTGTTCATTCTCGTATGTTGATGCCTGTACCATTGAATACGATTCTGTAGGCTCATTAGCAAACTTATCATAAACAAATAAAAACCCTTCAGGTGTAGTAGTCACACCAATGCTATTTACAATACCTTCTATCTTTAAGCGCATGCGAGCGATAATTTTAGTCCATGCTAAATTGGCTTTATCTTTAGGTAGTGTGTCTATTTCATCTACTAACGCCCTTGCTATTTTAAAACCGATTATAGAGTTAGGATTATCCATAGAACGGCAGATAATTTTACCGTACCATTTACCGTTTCTATATACGTCTATCTCTTTATCGCCATACTTAATTTTTATAGTGAAGCCTAATAATTCAGCAGCTTCAGAAAATGTAGGGTAGAAGATATCACGTATTGAAGAATATGAAACACCAAAATAGCCTTGAGTAGTTTTAGGATGCTTACCAAAAAAGTTAAGTAAATCTAAACAACCTACAAACGTTTTACCAGAACCAAATCCACCAACGTATGCTCTAAACTTTGTATCTAATCCGTGTACAGGATCTAAAAATAAATATTGTGGTGCGCTTAGTTGTATCTTAGGAGGCATACCAGACATTTACTTTTTAACTCCTTTAGTAACACGTACATCTTTTATAGCAGGTGATACAGCAAACGATATAGCTAATGGTTCTACTACTTCATCTTCTTTATCCTCGTTATTCCCATCTTTCCAACCAAAGTTTTTAAGTGCGAATATAGAACCTGTAGGTGTAGTGCCGTGCAATCTTACCTCGTATCCGTACTCAATAAATAGCTTGCCCCTTTTTACGGAGTCAGAAAAGCCTTCATAAGTTTTATATGTATCAAACGATTCACGACTACTTAACCCTATAAATAAAATCATACCTGTTAAAGTTAAAGGTTCATTTTTATCTATGCAACTTAAAATATAATTATCTATTCTTAAATCCATTTCTTCAGGCGTTTCTATAATACGTGAACACCCAGTTACAAAATCAGAGCCTGTAGTTCTATTAACTACTTTAGTTATTAATTCATTTTTACTATTAACTTTATTTTTTAATTTATAACGTACTATCTTTTTCTTTTTAGATTTTTTCTTACTTGTTTTTTTAGTTACTGTTTTCTTTTTACTTACTTTCTTTTTATTAATTTTTTTCTTACTTACTTTTTTCTTAGTTGCCATAGATAAAGCCTTTAAAAGTTATACCCCACAAGGGTAATGACTGAAGTGTAAGCTATGAACCGTAAAAAAGCCAAAAAACAGCACCAGAAAAAGTTACAGTTAGTTACAGGAGTTACACATAACCTGTAACTGAGAATATCTAATAAAATCAGTAACTTAAAGCATTAGTTACAGGTTACACTTATTTCTTAATAAAAAAATAATATATATTAGTCCTTAAAAGAGTTTCACTAAAAAAACCTGTAACCTGTAACCTACCTTAAATCAATAACTTACAGAAGAAAACGTGTAACTTTATCTGTAACTTTGCCCTTTTTTACCCCAAAATCACTATAAAATTAATTGTTGCTTTTAATTTTTTAATCATTTACTATGATTTCAGGCTAAGTTTTAAGTATTATTTCAATGCACCACTACCAGATAAAACAGCATTATTCTGAACTTAGCCTTTCTAAAGTGCTTGGTAGTGGTGCGCCATTAATTTATAGATAGTATGAATATTTTAAAATATTTTAATAAAACCATTACTGCAAGAACATCGTATATTTATAATTTAGCAGGTGAGTTAGTTAATACTTTTACAGTCTATGAATTACAAGCTGAAATAAAAGCTGAAGGTAATTTATATGAAAACAATATATATAGTAAACTTGTTATAGATAAACTATTAGAAGTAGAGTTAGATAACGGTATTAAAAAAGAATTTAAAATTAAAACTGTAACCTTTAGCCGTGGTTTAGAGTCTACTTGTCCTGTTATATATATTACTGGGGAATCTGTATCATGAATATATCAGAACTGATAAAGCAATTAGAAGAAGTTAAAAAAGAACATGGTGAAGTAGATGTATATTTATCTGGTGAAGATGATGGTGACTTACAAAACTTAAGCTATGTAGAAGTTTTTAAAAACAAAGAAAAATATGTAGAGTTATTTTAAAATGAATAAAAAATTAGTAGAAGCGTTAAGAGAAGATCTAAAAATACCTGCTAGTGTTATAAGTGATGAAGAAATGATAAAACTCTATGAAAATACTTTAACTGGTGAATTTATAAAACTTAACTTAGCTTTAAGGGAATTAAAAGAGGCTACAGGTATAGTATCAGGCTGTAAAAAAGTTATTGAACTACTAAGTAAGTTTAAATGAATAACAAAGAACAACATTTTAAAAAGACTTATCACGGACTATCTAGAGATGAAAGAACTAACAAATGGTTATTAACTTGTCCATGTGGTAAATCATGGAATCCTACTACTACTCTATTTGCTATTCGTAGTGAAACA